ACGAGAAAAACAAAACCCATTAAACGACTTAATACTTTTCTCTGCCTTTTAAGGCTATTCTTTAACAGACATCTGTTTGTTTCATTGAAAATGGCTGCCATGAACTCCATCAAAGTTACAGTTAGAGCCAATGGACAAGATTTCACCCCAGTTTGTCCTAAAATGGAGGATGAAGTGGCTTACCCATCTGATTATTTAGATGCTAACGGACTACCAACCTTCCAGCTCTACTATAATGATCTGTCAAAAAAAGATCTGCTAGACCTGATCTGGGGAGAAGCATCAGAGGCAAGGCTGCCTAGTGAGCTGGTGACCGCGTACGTGTACAAGGTGGTGAGTGAGTGGAAAGAGAGGCTGGAGAGTGATTGGTCATCTTTCCAATTCCAGATTGGCAAAGCGGGAGAGGAGATAACCCCATTCAACTTGATTGGCATGACTGTGAACAGTCAGAAACTAGCTGACTACAAAAAAGCAGTTGCTCCTGAGGGGATAGATGAGGTAGCAATGGTGATCTATCTCCTGGCACCATACCGGATAGTCGGAATTAAAAACGAAGACTATCAAGATCGGGTGATCACCAACATCCAGAACCAGCTGGACAGTCTCGGCGCAAAGAAGCTGCAGGTGAAGGCACTGAAGAATGTCACTACTCTAATCAACAGTGCCAACTATCTGAGAATGGTGGCAGTTATTGACATGTTCTACTACCACTTCAAGAACAGTCAAGACAGAGCTGTTGTCAGGATTGCCACTCTGAGTTCCCGTCACAAAGACTGTGCAGCTCTATCCACCCTGAATCACATCACCAGCTTCACTGGGAGGAGTTTTGTGCAAGTGTTGGATTGGGTTTTCACAGATCAAGTTGCCAAGGAGATCGGCAGGATGATGCGTGCGGGTCAAGAAATTGATCGTCCTGAATCCTACATGCCGTACCTGAAGGACTTGGGGCTGAGCAGAAAATCCCCCTACTCCTCCTCAGCAAATCCTGGCACTCACTGCTGGGCACAGATGGTATGTGCCATGATGGGATCCAAAAGATCTCAAAACGCAATCGCCAGCACTGAAGAGAATCTCAGCAATCTGACAAGAAATGCTGAGATTATGGCCTATGCCCTGGGAGTGGGAGCAGACCTGGTGAAGGGACTGATCATTGGAGATCAGAAGGAAGGAGACTCCGGTGTCATCCAGGATGAGGAGGGAATGGATGAGCCCAACAACATGGAGGCCCAAGATTGGCTGGAGTACATGGCCTCAAAGGGATTCAAGCTGACTCCAAATATGGAGCTGCAAGTCCGCCACATGTGCCTGCGAATCACCAATCCCAGAAAAGCCACTCTGGGGAGTTACCTGCGGGAGAGATACAGTTCATCCCTGTGAGTTGAAGCAGAAATGAGTCATTTTTTGAACTATTATATTTTTATCCTAATAGCCTTAAATAGTTAGTCATCTTGTGCTTAGATATTATGCCCTAGTTATATGAAAAAAACTTTAACAGGGATAAACGTAGTTACTACAGCTTTATTTTATCTCTCACACCTTAATTAACATGTTGTCATCTAACAAAAACAAAAACAAATTCGACTTAGAGGGGATACAATTGCTGGCAAAAGGAGTCAAAAATGCAGGAGAATCCATAGATAGAGCCACAGATGAGAAGCCTGAACATCTCTCTGATGCATTCTCAAAATACACAGAATATTTGTCCAATGAGAGTAAGGAGGAGGAGGAGGATTTCCAATTTGAACAGGTAGACTATGGATTTCAAGAGTCACCTGAATCCAACAACCCTCTGCAAGAGAGCTGGATAGCGAAAGATGACCTGGAACCAGATATGGGAAAGTCCTGGGTAGAGTATCAAGCTAAGATGTCCTTTGATTACAATGAGCAGGTGAAACCCACTGTGATGAGGGAGATCAACGGCTTGCTGGGTATGCTAGGTGGATTTGCTAAATTCCAAGATGGAAAGAAAGAATATCTTTTCTATCTTCCAGAGAAGAAAGAGTCAGAAGAGAGAAGGTCTGATAAGAAACAATGTCCTTTCAAGGTTGATGTCACCCCAAAACAAGACCCAAAAATCACTCCCACACCTGAGAAAGAGCCAAAACATCTGCCCACATCAGCTGCCGGCAAAAAAATCACCGAAGAAGCAGCCGTGATGCAAGGATTCTGGATGGACGGAATGAGGCTGACAGAGAAGACATCAGGGAAGTATTGCCTGTTCTTCCCACAAAAAATGGGATGGTCTCAAGCCGAATGGATCAGCAAATCAGAAGACATTAATCCCCGAACTCTGGCACATGACATCTTCAAATGGATGGTATCCAAATCTCCGAAACGGGCCACATACTTGAGGAAATACATGGTAGAAGAGTAACCACAGGTCTGAACCTCTTGACTATTTTTGATGCCTTGAATTGGCTTGACGTACACGTATTACTTATTACATATCTCAGTTATTTATATGAAAAAAATGTTAACAGACGTCAATAACATTTGTTATATACGCTATCATCGTGAGACTATATTTAAACGTCGAATCAATAGAAGTTAAATGGCTCTATCTATATTTAAGAAGAAGGGGAAGAAGACAGAATCTCCCAAGATGTTTCTAATGGATGCAAACCAGATGACCCCGAGTGCTCCACCCCCTTACCAGGCAGAACCTGGTCCGTTCGACACTTGGGGGAATGAGGAACTAGAAGAAGCTATGAAAGTGTGCTACTTAGTAGACACCTGCTTGTCTGTGACAACAAGAGAACCTATTCGATCAGTGGTGGATGCCTATATCATAGCACAAGGAGTCTTAGATCATTATACCGGCCCGATCCTTACCCGTCCGTTTTACATTGCCTTGTTCTTGGGCGGGATCCACGGGATGCAAGCGGGAGTTAAAGGAGCGAGGAGCATCCGGTATGAAAGAGAACATCATGGACCTCTGGTGTTCCCATATCACAGAAGCAACCCGCTAGATTGGACTCCCCGGGCTATTGAATTCCAGTACACCACTAGTCTGCGGGGGAAGCCGGTAGAGGTGAGCTTCCAGGCCCGTCTGCAAGCTACCAGACAATTTGGACCTGGCATAGAGGTTTATCTGGATGGCCTGCAAAGGATAGAACGCCCTAGCAACGAACTAGTTCTAAAGCAATTCAGAGTCCCCTTGCTGATGCTGGAGAAAGGGAAATGGGTGTTCAATCTTGATTCTGAGGGCAGTTACAATTAAAAGGGTTTAACAATCACATCATCCGAGTCACTTTTGCTATAATTATACGGTCAGGTTCACCGCCACAAAAGGGTTGAGTAGCATGTAGACACATATAAATGCATCATATTGTTAATTAATTAATTGTTAAGTTATATGAAAAAAACTAACAGTGATACACCATTGTTTTGAGACATTTGTCACTGTGAAATTCAGTTGATTCAATAGAGACATGGATACCCTGATTAAAATTCTGCTGATTATAGTCATTCTAAAGTCTCTCCATGCTCACATCGAATTCGTTCCACACGATCTGAGTAAATGGAGAGACATCAGCATAGAGCATCTGGATTGTCCAATCTACGGAGATCTGTCTAATCAAGCAACTGAAACAACCCCTGTGAAATACAGCAGTGTTCAATGGGGCCTAAAAAATAACATTGATGGGTACCTTTGTATATCTGCCAAATGGTCGGTCACCTGTGATTATAGGTGGTATGGCTCCAAATACATTTCAACCTCAATTGAATATGTTCCAACCAAAGAATCAGAATGCAGAGATGCCATCAAGTCATCAAAAAATGGAGAGTTAGTTAGTCCCCATTTCATGCCCGAAAATTGTGGATGGAACAATGTGTTAACGGAGAGTGTGACATACACAACTGTATCATCTCACGAGGTAAAATTAGATCCATATCAGATGACTTTCGTGGATTCACTCTTTCCGGGCGGTAAATGCTCTTCTTCAGTGTGTAGCACCATTTATCATCAAGGAGTCTGGATAAACCCGAGTAACAACTTAGGGTTTTGCAAAGATCCGGTCGATCATCAAGGTCAGTTGTACATGGCTGGTCTTGTTGGAGCTCGCGGAGAGATTGTGAAGGAAGTTTGGAATCTCAGATCTGTGTTCAAGCCAGAAATTGGTAGATCCAAGCATTTGACTGGATCTTGTTGGATGACATACTGTGATCAAAGAGGACTGAGATTTTCAGATGGAGAATGGGCAGGTTTCCAAATTCCAGAGATCTCAGCACTGAAACAGGTTCTGCTAGGACTTCCTGAGTGCAAAGATGATGTGCTGGTTCATGCTCATGACACGAACACTGAGTTGAGGGAAATTTTGGAACACATGGACGAGTCAGCATTGAATGCCATCTGCCAACAAGAAGTCCGCAGGGCAAAAGAGAGAGGAGTGGTTTCTGATTGGCTATTGAGTATGATGACACCATTCACAGAGGGGTTGGGGCCAGTTTATCGGCTGAACAAAGGAAAACTAGAAGCATCAATGGGATATTATAGAAAGGTATATATAGACTCTAGCAACGCCCCTCAGGCCTTCGGACAGACAGAAGATAAAGAATCTGTTGGATGGTCGGATCTTGTACCAAAAGATGCAGATGGAGCTATATTATCGATGTACAATGGGAATGTCGTCATCAATAATCAGATAAAATGGGCTAAAAATGCACTAGGATCTCATATATTAGATGAGATTTCTGCCTTAGAATTTGAAACCCCCGTTGTGCATCATCCGCATTTGACAATCTTGTCGGTAAATCATAGTGATCTAGTGAGTTCCACACATCCAAATGGGCAAGGAGTTAATCTGATTGAGAGTGTATCTCACTGGGCCGGTGGGTTGTGGGCATCCATAGGATCTGGGTTGATGATCTTGGTTCTAGTAGCTTTAGTCGGATTTTGTACCATCAAGGTATGCTTAGCTTATGTTCCATCGATTTGGGCACAAAAAAATCGAAATGGTAAGAGAAGAGGAACAACATCTCAACGATCAACAGAGCAGGAGATGTTCGAGCTATCAGCTGTGTAGGTACAAGTGATACTTCAGGTTAAATCGGAACTCTCATTTCTGTGTAATCAGATCTATATATTAAAAGACCTACTTAAAATATTGCATGTGTTACTGATGTCAGCGTAATAAGCTGAATCATAATTTACTTCTCCTGACAATTTTGTTAACCTACATGTTTTCATCTTATTACATTTTATTCTTATTTTTATTTTTATGAATATATATGAAAAAAACTATTCAACAGTCATCATGTATGACGAAGATCATTCAAGAGGATATGAATCCGATGACCATTATGACCTGCCTGAATGGCTGGAAGAGGATATACAATCAGGAAATCCACTCAATCAAAAAGACTATAGCTTAAATTCTCCTCTCATTGTAGATCTCACAGAAGCGCTGGTAAAATATCTAAATCAAGGTAATATAGAGAGACGATTCCTCAGACATCAAGACAAATTTGAGAACATACAAAGTGAAATCCGCAACATTGCATGGAGGAATCCATCGAGCTCAAATCACAGATGGTGGGGGAAGTGGGCTCAACAAACAGAAAAGAGTCCAGAGTTTGTAAGGCTGTTGTCTGATGTTAACCAGGACATAGAAGAGACTAGTGACGTCTTGATGTCATTCTTGAAAGGATGGATCCAAGACACAACCTCTGTTCCAACAAAATTAAATTGGACATCTACTCAATTGAGCTATGGATCCAAATTCTTCTTCATGCACAAATTGATCCTGTTCATGAATGCGCAATCCGATGAGGAGAGGGTTATTCTCCAAGGGCACATCAAAGTCTCGGAGACAAAAAAGACTGGGATCTACAAAGGTTCTCATCCTAGCTTAGGAAATTTTGTGCTGACCTCTGAATTCTTACTACTAGAACGACACAGAGTGATACTAGACCGTTCTTTCCTGTTGATGGTTAAAGATACTCTAGTAGGGAGATTTCAGACACTCGCTAGCTTCATGAATAGGGAAGACAAAAAATATCCAGAAGACGTGATAGAAAAGGTGGAGACCCTCTATTCCTTAGGAGATCAATTATTAGAGGATCTAGGGGATGAAGCATATTCGGGGATAAAGTTGCTAGAACCAGCCTGCAATCTCCGACTCGCAGAGTTGGCTAGAGAATTTAGGCCTTTGATCCCCGAATTCCCACACTTTCGAAACCATGTAGAGACAGCAATAGCAGAGGAGTCCGTCTTTAGTCCTGGAATCACAGAATTTTTCAACCATGTAAATAAAGAAACAAATGTTGAAATCATCTTGGCCTACTTCAGCTCTTTCCGACATTGGGGACATCCATACATTGACTATTTCCAAGGGTTGATCAAATTGAACAAACAAGTCACTCTAGAAAAAGACATTGATACAGAATACGCTAATGCACTGGCGAGTGATTTGGCCTACATGATTCTTCGAGGACATTTTAACACTAAAAGAGTCTGGGCGGTAGACAAATCACTTGTGTCAAAGCAACACCCGTTGAGTGAGCATATTTTCAATGCCACTTGGCCAACTCCGAAACAGATTGATGACTTCGGAGATCACTGGCATGAATTGCCTCTGATCAAAATTTATGACATCCCAGATTTAATTGACCCATCTGTCATCTACTCTGACAAAAGTCATTCAATGGGGAGAGAAGAAGTGTTAAAACATGTTCAAAGGAATCCAACACAAGCAATTCCTACAAAAAAGGTCTTAGAGACACTCTTACAAAAACCTGCCACAAATTGGCCAGAATTCTTGTCCTCGATTGAAAAAGATGGCCTACCTAAAGACAGCTTGATTATCGGACTGAAGGGAAAAGAGAGGGAACTAAAAAAAGCTGGACGGTTCTTTTCTCTAATGTCCTGGGAATTGAGGGAGTATTTTGTAATAACTGAATACCTGATCAAAACTCATTACGTCCCTCTCTTTAAAGGATTGACCATGGCAGATGACATGACGGAGGTCGTCAAGAAGATGTTAGAAAGAAGTCAAGGACAAGGAGAGGATGATTACGAGCACGTCAGCATTGCCAACCACATTGATTATGAAAAATGGAACAACCATCAAAGGAAAGAGTCTAACGGCCCGGTGTTCAGAGTCATGGGACAATTTCTGGGGTACCCTAGTTTGATAGAAAAGACCCATGACTTCTTTGAGCAAAGCTTGATCTATTATAATGGCAGACCTGACTTGATGCAGACAGATGGAGACGAGTTGCAAAACCGAACGGAAGCTTTGGTGTGTTGGAATGGTCAGAAAGGAGGATTAGAAGGACTCAGGCAAAAAGGATGGAGCATCCTCAACCTGTTGGTCATCAAAAGAGAATCTAAAATCAGAAACACTAAAGTGCAAACTTTGGCCCAGGGAGACAATCAGGTAGTGTGTACCCAATACCGCATTATGCCAACCAGATCGACACTTGAATTGCAGGCAGAACTTGAAAAAGTTAAGAAGAACAATCAAGTTATTATGGATGCTATTGAGACAGGGACTAACAAATTAGGGCTACTGATAAACAATGATGAAACCATTCAATCCGCTGATTTCCTAACCTATGGTAAGGTTCCAATATTTAGAGGTAATATTCGCTGTTTGGAAACTAAAAGATGGTCTAGAGTGACTTGTGTCACTAATGATCAATTGCCATCCCTTTCCAATGTCATGTCATCTGTGTCGACAAACAGTCTGACGGTCTCGCATTTCGATGTCAGTCCTCTAGAATCCATGAGACAATACCTGTTCTTCGGAAATTTTGCTCGGAGATTGGTGGAATTCCACAATCCTGCGATGAGAGTGCCGATTAGTCTAGAAGACCTGGATTCCAAACAAAAGTCTGTTTATCTGAACGCAGTGCTTTTCTTGGACCCATCTCTGGGTGGCGTGTCTGGTATGTCATTGTCAAGATTCTTGACTAGGATGTTTCCTGATCCCATCACAGAAGGATTATCTTTTTGGAAAATCGTTTACGAACATACCACTTCCAAAGACACTCAACTGCTCTGCAGAATCGCTGGAAGCCCCGAATTGGCTAGACGCCAGAACAACCTGGACAAGTTGATAGAGAATCCAACAGCATTGAATCTGAGCAAAGAAACTTCTGCCCTAAGTGTCATCAAGAAAGAAGTCAGGTCACGCCTGTACAAGGATTGCGACAAATTCAAGAACAAATTGATTGCAGATGCAATTGGGATTGCTAGAGATGAAGAGGCTCACCTGGAATTATTTTTAATGTCAATCCGACCATTATTTCCGAGATTCTTGGCAGAGTTCAAAGCAGCAACATTTGTTGGCATCACAGAATCTCTCATTTCTTTATTCCAAAATTCCAAAACCATTCGCAACATCTTCAGGAAGAAATATGCGAAAGAATTGGAACTTAGAGTAGTGCAGTGTGAATACAGATCCATCAATTTGATGTTGAGCCTCGCAGATCGATCCCACTTAGATGAAATGTGGACATGCTCGGCATCTAGAGCAGACGAACTCCGAACCTTATCATGGGGGACTACAATAATTGGAACAACTGTCCCTCATCCTTTAGAGATGATCAATCATGCTCATATAGGACAGAAATGCGACTCGTTAGAAACCCTAGACTACATAAATGTCACTGTGGTTCAAGATCTGACTGATTGTCTAACTAGCAAAGGGAAGTTACCAGCGTACTTAGGATCCAAAACATCAGAGACTACAAGCATCTTGCAACCATGGGAAAAGGAGACAAAGATTCCTGTGATTCGTAGAGCTGCTAAATTGAGAGCTGCAATCACCTGGTTTGTAGAGCCTGATTCTCTTTTGGCACAAAGCATCCTGAACAACATTGAAAGTCTAACTGGAGAAGATTGGTCTGCTTCAATATCTGGATTCAAAAGGACAGGATCTGCACTACATCGCTTCACTAGTGCTAGAGTGAGTGCAGGAGGCTTTTCAGCTCAAAGCCCGGCCAGATTGACCAGGATGATGGCAACAACAGATACTTTCCGAGAAATTGGGTCAGATAATTACGATTTTATGTTCCAATCATTACTACTCTTTGCCCAAATGACTACAGGTGAGATTTACAAAAGGAGTCCAGCTACTAATTTCCACTTTCATCTGAGTTGCCACCAATGTCTTCGTAAGATCGAAGAGCCTACCTTAAACTCTGATTTTGCCTACAACCCTATCCAGAGATCGGACATCTTGGATAAGTGGAAACCTCAGACCACAGATTGGTCTTCAGAAAGAAAGGCTCCGGAGATAGAGGAAGGGAATTGGGACAGATTGACACATCAGGAGCAAAGTTTCCAGGTGGGGAAGTCCATCGGGTTTTTGTTTGGAGATTTGACAATGACAAAAAATTCACATGCTCAGGATTCCTCTATTTTCCCTTTATCAATTCAATACAAGATCACAGCTGCGGAGTTTCTGGAAGGAATTCTAGATGGGATAGTCAAGGCTTCTGCTTTGTCTACTATCCACCGGAGGAACTTCGATCATCACAGCAAGTACAAGTCCACTGTTTCAGGAACTGTTGATTATTTAATCGAATTGATTTCAGAGTCCGCGGGGTTCACAAATCTGACCAGGAATGGTCCCTTGAAGGCTTGCTTACTGACCATTCCACATAAGATACCTCCATCCTATCCTCTCAGCCAATCTGATCTTGGTGCTATGTCAAGAAACTACCTCAGACTGTTGCACCGAAGAATGTCTACCGGCACTTACAAGACCAGGTGGCCGACAAATTGGATATTCTCTGATATGATGAGCCCTAACATAATCTATCCATTTGTGATCAGTGTCTCCTGCGTTGGACTGGCTTACTCATCATCTTGGACAAAGAAATCTGCTGACAAATTGAGAGGGTTGAGAGGAGTAGCTGAGTTGATTCGATCATCAGATGATGTGCAATTGCCTGTTGGGAAGCTATTCAAAACAGTAAACCAAGAAATTAGACATGCCATAAAACATCATGCATCGGACGATGCTGAAATCCCTGAAAGCCACATCCAAGAAGGCTGGAAAAAAGAGCTCATAGTCAACATCAACATGCAGCCAATTGACTATAGTAGAACAGCGACCGTGAAGTCGTTAGACCGGCCTGCTCAAATTCGAGACCCTTTAATATCTGGACTAAGAACAGCACAATTGGCCACTGGATCCCACTACAAGTTACGATCTATACTAGTGCAAAACCGAATCCAAGTTACCGATGCTTTGTGCGGAGGGGATGGATCTGGTGGAATCGGGGCTTGTGTCCTAAGACAATACCCGTTTGCTAAGCTGATTTACAACAGTCTATTCGAGATTCAAGATCTGGATATGAGAGGGAGTGCACCTGGACCGCCATCTGCTATTGCCGCAATGGGAAACATGAGTATGAGGTGTGTCAATCGAGATTCTGCATGGAAAAATCCATCTGATCTGAGCCACACTTCCACCTGGGAATATTTTCAATCGTTGATGACCCAACATCAGTTGCGGTGCAATCTGTGGACCTTTGACATGGAGGTTCGCAGCCATGACATTTCAGATGCTATAGAAGAGCAAATAGTGGCCAATCTTCATTTGCTACCAAAAAATGGGACAATCATATACAAGACATATCTGACGAAATTATCTGACATGGAGACAACAATCTTGGACAGACTGGGTGGATTCTTCAAAAGAGTCAGTCTTGTGTCTACAGACGCTACATCAAGCCATAGCTCTGAAGTCTACGCTTTATTCCAAAACAAACTGGATAAGAGACAATTGGAAATCCACCCCAACTGGTCTTCCTGCAATTTAGGTTCTGACATACACCCTTGCTGGAAAAGTGAAGATGAGGAGTTTGAAAGGGCAAGAAGATTCTTTCACATGAAGAGACAACAAGGGGTGCCGACTCGATTGAGACCTACTTTAGATTCCGAAATCCAGGTCCTGAGCGTCTCGGCCGGAGTTGAAAACGGGATAGCAATGACATTAGCTATGGACGTAAGCAATCAGGTCTCGGATCCAACCACTGGGGCATTTCTTTGGCTTTTAGTAACTTTGCAACATATATGCCCAATAGGCCCATCATTCAAGATCCCATCCAGTTCTGCAGTTGAATCTTATTTGGCCATACTGATTGGATTCAGTAGTATCTACCAGCTTCAGACAGGCAATAACAAAGCTTATGCCAGCATCAAGACCTGCTTGTCTCAATCTGCTCCATTCTTCTGCAACCCTGATGGATGGGGTTGCGTTAAAGGACTTGACAAGTCTATGCGGATGGACAGAAAGTTGGCTTTAGTGGGTAGTGTGATACGGGCATGGTCAAAGTGGAACTTGACTCAGTCAATCAATTTTCACAAACTAGATGGTATGATGAGACATTATCTACCGAAGGGAACATTGAGGCAGATTGGCTGCAAAACCGGGATCTGGGACTATATCAATGGGGCAGTGAAAGGAGTACGAAGTGCTGCCAATCAGGACAGTCCAAAAGAGTCAGCAGCTGCTTGGAGAGATTAGTATATATAACATTGTGTCTATCATCCAATTCATTATTAGACAGGTGACAATTAGTTAAAGAACAAGATTACCTTATATCAGAGAATTTTTTATGTCCTAATTTGCCGTATGCATTTGTAAATAAATGTGTACTTTAATGTATATGTGTATGTATATTTGATGTATTGGTGTATATGTCAACAAATCAATAATATGATCACATAGAATAAGGTCAAGACCAATTGTTTAAGTTTTATTAGAATTCCGTGAATATGAAAAAAACAAAACAGGTCCTTTTGGATAAATCCTTAATAATGGGGGCATGGTTTTGTTTTTCTCGT